TGAAGTACATGCCGGTGCGGATGCCCTCGCCGACCGAAGCGTCGAGCTTCGTGGGCTCGGCATCGTCCTTCATGTACACCGTGCGGTTGATCGTGTTCTTCGCATCGAGGCGGTACGCGTCGAGGAAGAGCTCGCCAACCAGGATGTAGTTCGGAGCCATGCCGCCGTAGCGAGTGCAATCGCGCCACGCGATTTCCATCTGCTGCGTCAGGTTGCCAGCGGTGGAAGTCGAGATGCCGGTGATCGACGTGTTCTGCCACCAGGTGTAGATCGACTGGTCCAAGCCGCCGACGACCTGAGAGACGGTCGGGGTGGTGGAGACCAGGAGATCCAGGCCGGGGATGTTCGTCGCCGACTGCGTGCCGTCCAAGTGCAGCATGTAGTCGAAATTCTCTTGGAAGCCGAGCTTCAGGGTCTCGCTGTTCTCCTGAAGGAGATTGGTCAACTGGACCTTCTCAGCCTCGCTCGGGACGCTCGACTTGTCGTCGGTCATCACGATGCCGTTCTGGGTGAGCTCGTCCTCGTTCAGGCCGAACCCGTCGTGGAAGCTGCCCCACGTGTACTTGGCTTGCTGCAGGGTGCGCTTACGGTTGTAAGTGACCTGGGTGTCGCCGAAGTAGGACTGGAAATTCGAGTCATTACTATACCTTAGCTGTTCAACTACATACTGTAGTCCGCCCCCGTAAGGCTTTTTCTCTTCCATCAATTTCTTGATGAGAGGCCGAGCGACATTAACGTTGTCGATCGGATCGTTCCTCAAAAAGTAGTTTATTGCTGCATTGCCCGCGTAGGCAAGCTGCTCACTGGTAAAGGGCATAAATCGTCTCCATTCAAAGAGTTACAGAGGAAAGTTCCTACCGTTTCTTTGGGAGCCGATACCCAATTCAGGCTCGCGTCTAGGCGGTTAACCTAGGGCCGGGCGATGCCAAAACGCTTGCGCCCACGCCAAATAGACCATATTCGCGCAGAAGAGTCAAATCGCTTGCTGATTCGATCGAAGGGCTCGAGCGAGCCCTCGCGTATCTGCGACGCGCTTAAGCCTTATTGTTCCCCGGCCCGTTGCTGCCGCGCGGCGCATTGTCCTTGGCGTTCTTGCCCTCGGTGCCTTCCGAGTTCTTGCCTTTCCGGCCGCCGGCCTCGCGCGCAAGCGCCTTGTCCATCTCGCCCTTGGCGCCTGCCGCCATCTGGCTTTCGTCAGCCTCACCGCTCCCCTGCTCGCCGCCGCCCATGTCCATCTTGTGGAAGTGCAGCGTCATGGAGCGCGGGGTGTTGCCCTCGCCGCCCTTGTTCTTGCCGCCGCTCGGCGGACCTGCCTGGTCCTCGTTGTACGCACCGACGTGGACAACCGCATGGACCGGGATCTTGCTGCCGATCGGCGGCATTTTGTTCTTGAAGAGCTTCGAGATGTGGTGCGCCTCGAGGTGCATCACGGGAGGAGCCTGATGCTCTGCGTCCATCGAACCTTCCGCCTTGGGCCTGATGCCGGGGCCCGCCTCGCCTGAAACTTTCTTCGGTGTGAAATCGGCCATAGGTCCTCCAAGTGTCTCGGCAGCTTACCAGTGTTCAGCCGTACTTTCTACGGTAGACTTCCAGGGCATCCCGCCGGCGGCGGGGGTACTGCCGGATACCCGCTCATTTCCAGGCGGATGCGCAGCATTTGCGCCTCATCCGGTCGGCCTGTTTGCGTCAGGATCCGCACAGCGATCTCGTAGCGCGTCCAAATGAACTGACGAATCATGTCGCCCAACGTCTGCTTAAGATCGGGCATCTCGCCTGACGCTATGGCGGGCAGGAAAATCTTGTACGCGAGCGCCTCGAGCCCCCAGCGGTATGAGTCGAAGTCCGTCAAGCACTGCTGGTCGCCCAGCTTGATCCGGCCGCCGACGGGGTGGCCGGTCAGGTTCCGATAGAACGGGGTCTTCGCGAAGTGCACTTTGCCGCGCGTCGCGGCGTTCGCCAAGTCCGTGAAACACCAGTAGGCGCCTGTCCGGGGAGTCAGGATGTCCGCCAACCCTTGTCTGCGATAGATCGCATGCTCGGGCCAGACGTGTTTGTGCGTGAGGAAGTTCCAAAGCGTATCCGCGCGTGAGAACGTTTCGTCCTCGGCGACGTAAAACGCATCCCAGTTCGCACGCTGCTGTATTTCATCGTACAACTGGCACGGCGCGTAGTATATGATGACATCAGGGTTTGCCTCGAGAAAATCGACTCCCTTCTGTACCTCCTCAGGTAGCAGGTAATCGTCGTCCCCCAAGAAAACGCAATACTTCGTGCTCGCAGCCAAAAGCGCCGCGCGCATGTTGGGGAACGCGCCAATGTTTTGCGATTGGCGCAGGTACCGGACGCGATCCGGGAATTCGATCTTCGACTTGCCGTTATCGGAAACGACGATCTTGGCCAACGGAAAGTCGGCGAGGGTCTTGTCGAGGGTCCACTTGAGGAAGGGGTCGCGGTTGAACGTGGGGATACAGATTGTCAATTCGCGCATGGTTTCTCCGGCACCGGCGGGTTGTTCACCGGGAGTGCCACCTGCGGGTCCATTGTCCGGCCGTCATGGTTCAAGCGGATGCCGCAATTGATCCACGGCTGAATGCCGGCGGAATAGACCAAGTCGGAGAACGAGTAGTCCTCCGAGAGCAGGTTGTCGAGCACGATGCGGCCGTAGTAGAAGTGGTAGAACGCGCCTTTGCCATATGTCGGGGCCATACCTTTGTCGATTAATGTCTGGAGCACAATGCGATCGATTTTGAGGAAGCCGCCCGGTACGAACCGCGCCTTAAGCATCCCCTCTGGTGGGATCTCGCTATTGGGTACCACGACGCCATTGACATCGCGGCAGAACGGCATAGGGGGTTGGCACTTGTCGGTATACAGGCCGCTGACGAACGGCTCGTCCGTGTCGATCAGATCCTTCAAGTGCTGGCGCGTAAAGCCGATGTCCGAGTCGATGAAGATCATCGTGTCGAACTCTTTGCGCCGTAGGAATTCGTTCGCGAGGACGTTCCGCGCGACGTAGATGTCCGACTGCCCGGCCATCGGCAGCCAACCGCCATGGAGGCCCGCTGCTTGCAGCATGCCAGCCGTGTAGAGCGTGACCGTCTGGTTGCCGCGGATCGGGGTTGCGATTATGACCTTGCTGTAATCTCTGCTCACTTGCCCATACTCCCTAACGCACCACTGATTGCCTCGAGCATGCTCGAAGGCGCCTTCGCCTGACCACCGGCCGGGTTCTTAGGCCGGAGCGGCTGATTCTTCGGAGCCGTAGCCGCTGGCCGCGCCGCGGCGCTCGGCAACTGCAGCGCCTTGTAGGCTTCCAAGAACTTGTCCTTCTTCTGCGACCATGGGATCTGCGCCATGATCGGCTTCAAGGCCGGGACGAGGAGCGCCTTCTTCTGCGCGTACTGCGGATCGCTCGCCATCAACGTCGCTTCGAGCTCCGTGAGCGATTGACGACCTTGCTGCTCCTCGTACTGAGCTTGTTGCTGGCGTTGCGCTTCGTTTTGGGCGCCGGTTTGGAGCTCCGTGCGGAACTGCTGGCCGTTTCGAGTGCGCGCAATCTCTTTTGCGTATTGCGCCGTGATCTGGCCCGTTTTAACTGCATCCTTGAGATCCTGATGTGCTCCGAGTGGATCACCGACCACACGTTCTTTACCGAGGAGCGTAGCAAGTCTCTCAGCAACCGATTCCACGAGTTCAAGAGCCTTCTCCTGCTGGGCCGGGTCGCGTGAGTTGAAGAGCGCGAGCCAGGAAAGCGTCTCGCCGTACTGCGCGGGCGTGGCTCCCGTGGCCTGAACGCCCGTGATCAGGTAGTCAAAGTCCGTTTTGATCTTGTCGCGTTCGCTCGTAGTCGTCTTGGCGATGTCGATCAGCGAACGGATGCGCTCAGAGGTCTCTTTCTTGAGATTCTCAGGGATCGGGTCGTTGACCGGGTCCTTTTTCGGCGGCTCGGCCTTCTTTTCGACCTTTTCCTCGGGCTGGGCTTCTTTTTTCTTGAAAGTGCCGTCAGGATTCCGCTCGGCGCCGCGTGCTTCGGCTTCCTCGTCGGTTTCTTCCGCTTCGGGCTCGGATTCGCCTTCCGGGGCGACTTCCTCTTCGGGTTCCGGGGTGTCTTCGCCTTCTGGGGCGACTACTTCCTCGGTTTCCACTGGTTCGGGCGCGTCTACCGCGTCACCGAGCGCCGCGTTTACGGCATCCATCACATTTTCTTCTGACATGGGGCTTCCTATCGGTGAACTATATCAAATTAAGGTCCAGCAACTTGTGGCGGAGCCGCAGGCGCGGCAGGTTGCACGGGTGGTGCGCCGGCCGGGGCGCCAGGCTGCTGGAGTTGTTGCGGCGGCATGCTCGCGCCGTCGCGCTTGAGCACGGGGGCGACGAGCGCCGCAGAGGTCTGCGGGTCGATCGCGCCCTTGATCGTGACCGTGACGGGCGGCGTGACGGGCGGCGGCGGTGCGCCGGATCCCGGGGAGCCTGGAGGCGGCTGACGCGGGATGAACCGCTCCACATCGCTCTCATCGCCAAGCCGGAGCATGGTCTCTTTGATCAATTCGATCTGCGCATTCGCCATGGGCAAGTTCCCCATCGCGAACGCCTGCTGAATCTCAGGGAGAGTCTTCTGAACGAGCGGCAGGATGGTCGACCACGCCTGCATGTCGGTCGCCTGGCGCGGCTTGCCAGTCGAGCCGGCCTCGATCTGGATCTCCACCATCGTGAAGAGATCCTCTATGTCCATTCCGTGCGGCCAGAACGCTTTGGGGCCTGCCATCCGCTGGACATCTCGCGTCTCAAGGCATTGGAGAGCTTGCTGAGCGGTATACTCGGCGAGGTCGGTGAGCATAGACTCCAGATTGTCTCGGTCAGAAGTAGTACGCGCTTGCGTGCCCGACTGCTGGATATTGGCCTCTGTAGCAGTCTTTGGATTTCCCGGCCCGTTGATAGCAGCAGAAAGTGCTTCTTGAACGCCGGAGATGCGCTCCATGTCATTGAGTATGAGCGTCGGGTCATAAAGCCTCATATCAATAGCCGCTACGGGCTTCGGCGCGAACATATTGGAAATCGGAATAGTCGGATCGCTCGGGCGAAGTGCGGTGTACTCCTGCGACTTCGATTCCTGAAGCTTCTTGGCCTCGACCTCATCAAGCATCGTAGCGTTGAATAGAACTCCGGGTATCGAACGCTCTCTGGTCAGCCGAAAGTTCGACCGGGAGGATGAATACTCGTCCTGTAACTTGTAGAGCCTCCACGAAAGACTCTGCGCATGCCTCTGACCATCCACTTCGTAGAAGGCAAAGTAGAAATAGGGATAGAACCTGCTTGTCGGGTAAGGAGGCGCATACGGTTCTTTCGCCCATTTCTCAACTCCATCCACCATCGTGCGAATTTGCTTGTCCGTCCTGTCCCAGATCTCGACTGCGCGCACGAAGGCCGGCGATTCGGCATCGGAGGACTGCGTCGTGAACGCCTGCGCGCTCTCGGCGGTCATCTGGCCTTGCGGCAGGATGTTGTCCATCTCGCGCGTGGTCAGTTCTTTCGGCGGCCGCTGGTAGTAGGTCTTCGCGGACTTGATGTCTTCGGCCGTCAGCCGCTCGAAGCGCGCAAGCGCGTCTTCCTTCAGGATGAAAATCTCTTCGCCGATCCAATCGCTGTTGAGATAGTCCTCAATGCAATCGA